CCAGCCCCAACAGCTGTACACTGGTAAGACGCATAATATACCGGTTGACCTGGAACAGCGGTTTGACCCAATGGGAACGGCGTCATCGCCAAGGTATCAGTGGCAGATGTATTGCTCTTGATAAATTCCCATCTTGAATTGCCCTGTTCCGTTAATGGCACAATAGTATTTGCAGGCAACGGACTCCCAACAGAAAGAGGAAAAGATAACTGGGGATTTAAAAAATGATTAAATTGATCAATCGCAACCGTTACAGGTGCACCACCAGAGCCCCCATCAGGAACATAATTAAAAACCGTATTGATTCTTTGATGGTCAGCATCTTCTATCCATATCTCATAGGGTTCATCATTCGCAAAATAAATAAGCGCTTCAGTTTTTCCTACATCGCTTAATTGAAGTGGGTTTTCATAAGGAATAACGCCGCCAGGGTCTCGATAAACTAGCTTTTCATCCGCATTGTTTAATGCGCGCCTCATATTCAAAAATCCATTTGATAAGGGCAACCCATTGTTATCAAAAAATGGCCAAATAGGAATTGTGCCTAACAAATACTCAACGACCATATTTCTAATGTCACCCTTTACTTAATTGATAAAATTATAAATCAGGTAATTTAAAAATAACATCTATTTGATAATAAGTTTGGGTTAAAAAAATTCGTTGACAGCTTGACAATTTGTCAATATATTTGCGTTTCAAAATTCAAAGGAGCAAGCGAATGGAAAATGAAAAAGATTTAATAAAATTATTTGAGATAACGCTTAAGTTTGATAAAAAAACGAAATGCCATGGTGTTGAAGGAGGGTTTTTAGAACGTCCGGATGAATGTAATCCGGTTGTATTATTACCTATTCTTATTGATCTGAGCGAGACTTTAAATGCTCTTAGTTTTCAGGCACTGGGGATTGCAAAGACTATTTTAAAAGGGATTTCTGAAGTAGAGGAAAATATACCCTCTGAAATAAAAGAAAAAATGCAAGAACTACAAAAAGAATATGAAAAATCCAAAACAGAAAAAGAGGTTAAGCATTAAAATTTATTTTTTCTTCATGGAGTAAATAGACAATGGAAAATGATCAAGGTTTAAGTGTCTTTGATATTAAATTTGTTACTACTGGAACGGACATGCAAGTAATGGTTAGAGCAAACTATACATTTTGGTCTTTGATGAACGCTACTAACCAGACAAAAATTTTAAATGAGACATGCGAGATAATTGTTGAGTCCTTAAGAAGGATGGCTTTAGAGATTGAAGAGAAAAAAGAAGATTTTTTTAAAGAGGCAAAACACTGAGAGTGATAAAATTTTATTAATACAGGAGAAACTAATGAGAGCTAAAAAATCAATTGAAAGAATCCTTCCGAACCCAAATTCTATCACTAAGGTAGATTCAAAAGTCTGGGAGATATTGGGATTAAAATACGCAGTATACGGAGAAGAGAGTCAATTAATTGCGCTGTGCAAATCTAAGTCGGTTGCCAAAGCCTTAATAGGAAAGAAATAAAATGGAGGATATCCCCGAAGAGATACGAAAAGAATTTGAGAAGCACAAAAATAAATACCGTAAAAAATGCAAGGTGATAGCAGATGTTCAGGCATATTCATTTTTAATGAAAGAATTTGATAGAGCTGATAAGGTAGTATTCCAAAAAATTCTTATTGATAAAGAATCCGTTAAGCCTACTGAAACAATTTCGATGATTAACGGATTAATTGAATTATTAAAAAAAGAAAGAGAAGATATCATCGAAATGATATTGTCTAATGATAAGGAATATTTACATTAAGCACAAAACTTTACAGGAGTAACGATATGAAAACGGATGTATTGAAATTGTTAAAAAATAATGAATTTATCTTAACGCCATGGTGGGTAATCCATGCATTCTCTCGCGGATTTATTATCAATGCCATTGCGTTTTATGTAGTGCATATTTATTTAACTTTTGGCTTGCCTTTTGAATTGGCTTTTCAATATCAGTATATCGATGTTGTGGCTACTATCTCTTTGATATTTGGTTTAATTGGGTATTTGAGCTTATTGATTTGTGGATTGTGTGTTAAGGAGGAAAAAAATGAAAGATGAAAAAAATAATTTGGTAATCAGAGCTAAATATTCAGAAGAAGATAATTCAGAAGTATTGATAAATTTATCGTGGTTATCATTTGGTGGTCAAGAGCCAGAAGCGGATGAGAAAGCTAAAATATTAAAAGCGGTCAAGAAATTGATTAATCAAGAATTAGAGCTTTATATACAGCGAACGTTTTGCAGCACGTATGCGCAAGTTGGTTTTAGGTTGGATGAGTGAACATAATTTGCATTATTTGAAACACAATCAATTAATAAATTATTTCAACGAAATAAAAAAAGATTTAATTTCATTCCGGGAGTTATTAAAAATAATGGATTGCAATGAAGGCACAGTGGTTAGATGGATAAAATCTTTGAATTTTCCTGAAAATATCAAATGCCCCTCATCAAACAAAAATTATTTTTATAAGGCAGACGTATATGAGTGGGCAGAAAATGTTTTAAAAGAAAAAAAATTAAAAAAATATTATGCATTAAAAGATTCAGCCAATAACATAATTAAAAATTTATCAATTTTACAGGAGTAATCCATGAGAGTAGAAATAGAAGGTTATATTCGGTTAGAGGAAAATGAAGAGGAAGATAATAACGATAAAACTTTAATAGATTTTAAGATGGAGTGGAGTGGAAAAATTAGTCCTCCTGGACAATTTAAGCTACTTAAAGAAATTAACAAGCAAATTGAGAACGAAATAGAAGTTGCTAAAGTATATGGCCAGATGGCGACGGAATTGGATATCAGAAAAAAAGTTTGAGGAAAAATAATGGAACAAAAAGAATTTGTTTTGCTTTCTCCAAGGGAGGCAGCTGCAATATTAAGGGTATCCCGTGATACCCTAGCTATTTGGCGTTGCAAAAAACGCTATCCCCTTCCTTACATCAAAGTAGGAAGGCATGTGTTTTATAAAAGTACAGATATAGATGATTTTATTGAAAAACGAACGGTTAATAATTAATAATTAAATAAAAACCTTGAGGAGGGTAAAAAAATGGGATTAATATTTTGTTTGATTGGGGTTGGTTTTCAATGGGCATTATTAAGATGGAGCGACCAAGGGAATCCCACTATAAGATATTGGGTAGAATGCCTTATGATGATATTTACGGGAATTTTATTTGAGAAAGTTTTTCTTCCTGGCATAGCTCATCTATTTTGATTTTCTGCATATAGCATCCGAGTTAACTTAGATAATCTTTCGGTATTTTTAGAAGGTTTTGCAGACTGGTCTATATAGGCTTGCAAGGTTTTTGGTGATGTAGCGTAATTAGCCTTTAAGCGCTTCAAGCCACCCGTTCCAAGCAAGCCTAGAAGCATTCCCATTCCTGAGCTAAGCCCTGCCGTATGAGCTGCTGCCGCTCCCCCAGCGATTGCTTTAATAGCATTTATAGATTCTTTGTTTGCAAATCCCGTATTAGGTTTTTCTAGCACAGGATTAATTTTTTGCTTAATATCGTTTAGCTTAACTAATGTGTCCCATTCTTTTTTCGCGTCTCCCATGAGTCTTTTCTTGGCGTTCGCGTCCAGCACCTTATATCTATTAGCTAATTGGGCCTCTGAGATATCTTGACCAGATGGATTAAGCTTTCTATAAACAATTTGCTTTTGTATATGTTTTGGTAACGAATTAAATACAAATTGATTTGAAGGCTTTGTTAAAACATTCGGGAGCTTTTCAGATGATTCTTTTCCGGTCAGTATATTTTCTATTTCTCTTTTTCTATAGGGAACTACTTTAGTGGCGTGTGTTTTTCTCGCGGTTTGCCATTCTTTTATTAGCTCCGGATGTTTGCTTTTTGTAATAGCTTTTTCTATATCATTAATAGAAGCTTTTTCTAAAGACTTATACACGCCGCTTATATATCTATTCCAATCAGTTCCATGTTGTTTTGCGCGCTCATTAAAAACCTTTCTCTCTTCATCGATATCTTTAACGCTTGGCTTTGTTTTCTTGGGAGGTAGTGGCGGCTCTGGTTTAAGATAATCAGGCAAAATTAATGGACTTTCTGGTGGAGGCTCTACTTTTGGCGTTTTCCCCCCAGCTAATTTTTCTTTTAATTCATTAATAAATGAATCTGTAAATTTTGAAAATGTACCCACTTTTTCAGTATGCTCATGTTCTTTTATAATGTTTTTTATTACTTTGTTAGTTTGAACTCGAGGAACTTTTATACCGTATTGATCGCTCAAAGTGGAAAAGTTTTTAAAAAGCTTGCTAACAGCTGAGCTGTATTTATCTTCATCGGCTATTAATGCGGCCAATGCTGCATCATTGGTTCCGAGCATATCCGCACCACCAATCAAATTCTTCTTTAATTTATCAGCATGCGTTTTAGTAATAGCATTAATCTCAGCCGCCTTCTGCTTAACACCACTTCCAGTGAAACTAGCCAAATCTTTATATTTCTGAAAGCGTGATTCATTATCAACAGCCGTCCCAATATCAATCGGCAATCCTTGAATATCTTCCATATATTTAGCGGTTTCCGCTGGGCTTCTGCCGCGTTCCTTACCGCTTTTAATCTTCTGGGCTAACTGTCTTACATCCATCTCTCTAAATGCAGATGGAATGCGTGCAGCCCCTCCAATCGCCATAGAGCCCAGGGCACCTTTTAATGCACTTTCACGAAGCGTTTGCTCAGGATTGTTCGCGCCGAATAATGCGCCATAGGCCGCACCAGTCGCGCCAACATCTGCCGCCGCAGGGGCGTAATTAGCTAATTGCGCAAGTTTACTGCTATTAATGGCTTCTTTTGCTCGTGGAGCAGCTTTAAGAAAAAGAGGAGCTAATTTGGCCGCTAACGCTTGAAATGCCTTAATTTCAGGAGCGACTAACAACTCAGCCCCTAACTCTGTCCCTTTGCCAAGCAAATTAGGGATTGAATGAGGTTCTTGCCCAGGAATATCGTATGTAAATGGGTCTGGCTCTTTTCCAAAGGCCGCATCAACACCACGCTTAGGCAGGTTAACTAATGCAGTGCCCGTATCAACAGCACCCTGACCAAATCCTTTGCCAAATTGGTTAATTATGTTTGTTAATGACCAGGGTTGGGTATCAGTGGCTACTAAGTTACCAGGAGCATTTTTATTCTGATTAGCTATAGCTTCTAGCTCTTCATTGCTCATATGAGCATAATCAGCAAGATTAATAGGTTTGGTAGACTTCTTTTTATCTTGATTTGCAATGGCTTCCAGTTCCTCATCGCTATAATGAGAAAATTTAGCCAGTTCTGATTTGCTCATTGCCATATTATTTGCCTCTGCGAGCTTCTAGAATAGCCTGTGCTTGTTCTGGGGTAATTTGGGGGGAGTTAGTTGGTTGATTTCCATTACCATAAGCATTTGATGCGCCAATTCCCACCGTGCGGCGCGCCTTGTACATCTCATTCATGGTTTGCAAAACGATATCAAGAGCCATGTTTCTGGCCTGAGGAGAAACTTTTGCGAAAGTAGCGTTAATATCGCTTCCGCTTCTGTCTAATATTTCCCCGATAATAGTCGCAAATGACTGACCGGTTTCTATTCTGTTTTGTAATGTGGCTGCCGCGCTCGCTAATTGGCCTCTTGCCATGATAGCTGCCATTTGTTGGTCTCCAATCTTTCCACCAAGATAAGAGTTCATGATAGCTGAAGCTGATTGCCCACCTACCGTGCTTCCAATAATTGAGTTTAATTTTTTAATTGTTTGGGTCAACGGTTCATATTCAGCGGATGCTTGTTCGGAACCAATAGATTGGTTAATAAGTTGTGCAGTTGTCCCATATTTTCTTAATCTATCTAAAGACCCTTTTGAGGCCGCTGATAAATTATTAAGCTTGGTACCATCTGCAAGCTGGGTTCCTCCTTCTCGGAGCACGTTAGATGCTTCGTAAACTTGATCGTCCGTTAATTGTGGGTTGTCTTTCTTTATAAGACTTTCAAAAAGCATTTCTTCTTTTCCGCCGGCGCCAGTTCCAAATCTGCTAGCATTGTCTTGAGAGGTTCTGTGTTTAATTTTAGAACGCGTATCTTCATCCGCTAACTTTAATCTATCGGGTGAATATCGCTGTTGGTCTAATGATAAATTGCCAGACGAAGTATTAGCGTTTTGCTGCTTAATACTAACCTCTTGGGGCATTAGCCTTGTTTCTTGGTTGTACTTCATTGCTTGAGCTATTAAATGCTGAATTTCAGCAGGCACCTTAGCAGTTTGAGCATTTTTATACCCGATTTGCGCTTCTCGCATTTGGGGTAAAAATTGATTAGCGATATCAAGAGCCGCATTCTTTTTATGTTGCTCAATATTTTTTGCTTGAGCTGATGCTAATGCGACCAAATCTTCAGTTAAATTACCCATTATGACCCTCCCCATTGGAGTCTTGGAGCCGAAGCCCTTCCCTGAAGGTCAGCCTGACCGGTTGAGCTATAAGGCGCTATAACACCAGACAAGCCCCCCGTATAGGCATTAGCCGCGGTATTTAAAATTGTGGTCATTAATCCTTTCCAACCCATTGCGTCTCCGATTTGGGATTGCGCTTTACCACCGGCTTGCCCTATTTTAAATTGACTTAAATTATTAGCCGCATTCTGTCCCATGGTGGCCAAACTATTTTCGCCGCCTAAATACTGTTGATTAATACCCAATAAATTTTGGATAAAAGTTTGAAAGTCCGTTCCTAGCAAATCATGGGTATAATCGGCAACTGCTTCATTTCCCGCAGTCGTTCCGAATCGACCAGTTTTTATATTGTTGTTATTGATAATATCCATTATTTTTTGTAATTGAAAATTAAAGCCTTTGGAGGGTTCATAGCCTTCGCTTAAAGTATTGTAAAAATCTAAAGGGTTTTCCATCTTATCGTAGCCAGTTTGAAGCTTTCTAAACGCATTTTGCCCCCCTTCATAATAAGGCTCTTGGAATTGAGCTGCTTGCTCATATCCTTTTGCTATGGTTTTACCTGCTTTTTTTTGCCCGCCACCAAATAATTTATCTATCATTCCCATAATGCTACCTTTAAGTTACAGTAAATGTTTTCCACGCGCCTGCTATTCTTATTTGAAGCGCAGGGAGGTCTTTTACATAAATAATACTTCCATCTTTGGGATTAATTAATGCGTCTCGCTCTGAAACGGTAAATTGTGGCGGAAATATGCCATTTGGATTAATAAAACTTAAAATGTAGTTGTATAACGACACAAACCATAACTTCCATCTTTCATTGAAATACCCAGTGAAACTATGGCTTTTATTTTCATCTAAAGCTTTATCTCCAATTCTCGGAGGATCTAAATTCAACCCCATTAAGTTGGCTCTCCTAATGTTTCTAACATCGCGCCGTAAATATTAAAATCGACGTCATTGGTACATTCTAAATCAATTACTGTATATAATCCTACAGCTAATCTTCTAAAAATTGTGCGCCATAAATAGACACCAAGCGGGGCTAATGCTTGCGTTTCGTGGATGGAATAAGTAGCCCCACCATCATTCGAAACGGATAGATTAATAAAAGGATTATTGTTAGGCGGAATTAATGTGCCTTCGGCGGGAGAACAATCTACTTTTAGCCGTCCTCTTAATACACGCCGATAGTCTTCTTCAATCAAAACAGGACTGGTACGTCTGCATCTCATAGGTTCGCCATTGTTAGAGAACACATTAGGAGAACCTTCATAAATGTTTCCATTTCTGTAATCTAGCCAATAATTTTTATGGTTAAAATAAGCGTGGGCTGTTCCTATATATCGGCTTTTATCTAGCATTTCTCTTTCATAAATATTTCCGGTTTCATCGTCATAAATCCACGTTTTATTGTTTAAAGTAGAGCTTATTTGGTAAAAAGCATGGCCGCCTTCGCTATAAGAATCACCTTCAAAATCGGATAAGGAAGGATAAGTTTGCAAGATAGTATTTAAAGGTTCGTGTTTAATAGGGATTAAGGACGTACCCGTAATTTTCATCATCGAAGGCTTTCCGTCTTTAGTATTAGACAGGAAAAATATAGAGCCATTACCAGAATCGTCAATCGTTCCAGATTCTATAATTGAAGGGGTGGAAGCGCAGCCGGCATTTGGTGAAAAAGAATTGTCAGGTACATAAGGAGGAGAAGCGCCGCCAATAAAGTTAAACGGTTCAATGTGATTTTCTCCAAAAATAAATAAAATTCCGTTTAATGTTGCACAACCCGTACAAATATCAGCTTGGCGATTAATCGCAAGAACATTTTGTGCAGGCCAAACCAAACCATTATTAATATCGGATAATTGCCACCTATCCGATTGCCCGCTGACTACCACAAAATAAGAATTTTGATAGGTGACATCGATAGGGTTAGGTAAAAAATTAGGGTCGGTAATTTGAGTAAACGTACTTCCATCCCAAATCCATCCATCAACACCATCAACAAATATGATTTGTTCCGTAGGCTGCCTCTGATTGGCCGCAATCCCCACATGTCCCGTCAACGTATTTAAAGTGCCCAAAGGGGTAACAGCAAGCGCACTATCTAATCTGTAAACTTTATTGCCTATCACCACATATAAATATTGGCCATATACAAAAGTATTTCTACCTACGCCACCAACTAATGATGCGACCATCTTAATCCCGTTAAATCTTCTTAAAAGCACGCGTTTTTTGCCCATTTTTGGATAAACATCATACATATTTACGGTTCGAGCAGGAGAAAAGGTAAACTCTGGAAATACTTGAAATCCACCTTCTAAAGGTAACGATTTGGCTTCCATTAATAAAATCCATTAGGAGTAAGATAGTAAAACCCATTCCATGGAGCACAGCAAATGGAAGAAGGGCTTAATGTTAAATCTATACTATTGGTATTTAACATAAGCTGTCTTAATTCTCTTAATTCGTTTTGTCTTTTCTCATCCCATAATGCTGTAGGATATAAATTAGCCAGCTTAGCCGACAATTCATAAATCAATAATTGCTGATAATAATCAGGTATATCCGTAATTTGAGAGTTCAAATTAACGGGAGAAATGACGGATTTTACTCTTAAATTGCAAATGTATGTTTGATCTGGAATCGGGTAAATAATAACTGTGCTCACCCCTAAAGCATTGTCTAGAACATAGTATCTAGGCAATCCTGTAGAGGTAATAGATTTATAAGAATTGTCATACTGAACAAACCCGAGTGGAGTTAAAGGGTATTCTTGGTTATTTAAAAGAACATTGCCTGCTGTAATAGACACAATATAGTTAGAAACCACATCAACAGGAGGGTTTTGGCCTATTGTGTACTCTATTTTATTAGGGGCTAAATTGAATGTTAAAAGGCTCTGAAATGGGATATTAATCCCGCTCGCTGATAACGTTCTCAATATTAAATTCATCCACATTACTCCCTCCGAAAAATATTTATTTTCCGGAGTTTCGCTAGGTGTGTATTCCCCTATCATAATAAGGGATTGTTCCACCATTTGACCTATCGTGAGTAATGTGGCGCTCATGTTAGTACCAGTTTCCTTTTTCTTTAGATGGATTAACTCCAGTTTCCTGCTTACCCAATTTAGGAGTAGGAAGCTTTGGTCTAAATGCTTTTACTAATTCACTTTGCGAATTTGAAATTGAATTACCAGGGGCTTTCGGAACCGACATGCCTTTATGGTTTTGCTTCAACCCGTTTTCAATATCGCCACCCATACTTGTAGATTTGCTCATATTATTTCTCCTTAAGAAACTAATCTTAGTGCATATTGTGGATGCCATACCCATCCTACTAACGCTGTAAAACGAATGATATTTGTTAATGTCTTAGCGTCACCTTCAATCGTAACGTTAATAGATAACAATGAATCTTCATCAGTTCTTGTTTCGCTATAAGGTGCCATAATAGGTTGCAAAGGAGGATTTACCAAAGATAAACCTGCTTTGTCATACACCATATTTTGATATGCCGTTCCTACAATATCAAAGCCAGTTCCAGAAGGAATAGGACCAGAAATATTTTTTTGAGGCGTATTAGTGGTCACAATTGAAGGCGCTACAGTCACCGTTCCACCACCCGGAGTAGGGCTAGGAGTGAAAGACTGGATAACAAAAGTCGCTGGGTAACCGGTGTCTTTGCGCTGCAAATTGGAGAGAGAGTTAATATTAGCACCTGGAGCTAGTGCTAAAATATCCCCTACCTTAATCGCATTGGGGTCAGTAACACCTAATACCAAAGGAAGACCGGATAATACTAGAGTATTACCACTTGATACGGTGCCGTTGATTGTCTTTCCACTGGTTCCAGCAGCTGTCCCAGCCGAATGCTTAACGATGGTACTGTTTTGGAAAATGTCAAAAGTAGATAAATATCCTAAACGTGAACCAAAAGTAATCTCATCGTTTAAAGTTTTGTTAAAATTGTTATTTAAGCCTGTCTTTAAAGCGCTAGCATCTCTTAAATTGAGTGCCATGTAAGAGTTGGTGATAGAGATATCATGTTCACCAAAATATACATTCGCCTGGTCTACAGCGCCAAAACTATTAATCGGAACCCCTGGGGTACCAATAGTTTGATAAACCTGCAAGGTTGCATCTAGCGCTATATCCATTTCTATGCTTTTAACCAATTCCGCCATAGCTGGTTGAATGACACGTTCTTCGTATCTGTCTAAATACTGTGTAGCTTCAACGGCGTTATATTCTAGGGTTACGCTATAAGGTTGACGAATAGTAATAACGTCAAAATCTTCAGTGGTTGGCTGAGGAGTGGTCACCAAAGTCTTGGTAACGTCGAACTTATTTCTACGTAAAACGCGGACCGTATTACCTGGTTTGTACCGGGTATTTACAAAATCTTCTTGGGTGTCTCTATTAGCCGTAACAATAAAGCTTTGTTGCGCGACAAACTGGGCTAGCACTTTATCCGCAAGGAGATCAGAAACTTCTATTTGATTTGTACTCATTTATTACTCACTTTTACTATGGCGCCTTCGCTGCATCTCGATAGCACGAGCTTTAGCACTGGCGTAGCTATTACTTTCTTTTCCAGACACTGCCGGAGAAGGGTTTTTTGTAGTTAAAGGAGCAGGAGCAGAGCTATTTATCGTCGACGCAGAGTTCAAACGAGCTGCTAACTTAATGACTTCTCGCTTTTGCTCATTGGGCAATAACATTTTAATACGTTCATGTTCTTGAGGGTTTTTGCCTAAAAAATAAATTACTTCTGCATTATTTGAAGGAGCAATTTGGGCAGCTTCCACAATATGTGGGCTCCATTCTTCGACATTTTCAATTACTTCTTCTAAATCTTTGTATTTAGACTGAGCCACTTCAAGTTTTTTAACAAATTCTTGAGTTTGTTTCTGAGCAATCGCGTCAGCTTTTTTTTGCTCTATTTGAGCTTGTTTAGCTTGTAATTGCTCCTCAATTAACCCGTTTAAAAAACCAACTGGGTCTTCTTCTACAGTTTTTTCAGAAGGAACCGGCAAATGCTCAGATTTGAGAGCAGCAAGTTTATTGTCCATTTCACGCGCCATTTTTCTTTCATAACGCTGAAGACGACCACTTACTATTTTTTCCACTTCTTCTTGAGAGAATCTCTTTTCTACGGACTCTGCGTTAACTGATTCTCCAAGAGAAGTCTCAGGATTTACCTGAAGCTGTATTTCATCGGATTGACCATCAATTTCATTTGTATTAATTTCACTCATTTCCTATCTCCTTCCAGCGTTTAAGGTGCTGCTACCGCCAGTCAAAACGGGGACTGTCCCACCTTAACCAATATGGTTAAGTATCTTTTGAATGTTTATTGCTCATTAATTTATTTAACATGGTTAATGCATGCATACGGGATTCGTTATCTGATTTAGTGATTTCAGCATGCGTTTTTTGAGCATTCATATTGCTTTTAAGAATCGAATCAGCTGCTTGGTCAGCTAATTTTTGATAAGCAATGTTTGAGTTGATTTCTAATTTTTTTTCTTCAAATGCTATTTTTTTGTCTTGAATCGCTAGCTCTTTGTCGGCGTTCTCTACTTTCTTTTGTTCTATTTGTTGCGCTAAAGCCATCGCCTGTTGTTCCGGAGAGGGAGGCTTAGGAGGTAAAGGCTCACCATTTTCATTTTTCTGAAGCTCAGGAGGTAAAAGCGTTTGGGTTCTTTTAACAAGTTCAGCACTTTCTTGTATATCGACATTCTTAGCCGCAATATCCACAACCAAATTATTAGCTTGTGGGAAGAGTTCAACAAAAGAAACTAATTGATTCCATGCCATCTCCTTCCTTAATTGATAAGGGGCGCCGATAGTTACGCGCACATTCAGTTTGTTTTTAAGTGATTTGATATTGTTCTTAATGCTCTCATCAGCCAAAACTTCATTAATCTTTTGAACGCTAAAACTACCCGCTTGGGTATGAAGGGTCATTAACCTTTCGGTATCATAGATGGCTGGCATAAGGGCTAATTTAATTCTATTGAGCTGCTCTACTCCACGACACATATTGTCAACTTGACGATGCTGCATTAAATTAGAAGACGCTTGACGCCTGACGACTGCCTCACCGCTTTCTTTGCTAAGGGAGCCTCTGGGATTTCGAGCATCCATCGTTGTTCCACCCAGATTGCTATCAATATCAAATCCACTTTGTTGATAAATTTCGCTAAATATTGGATTTAAAGGGATGGGGTCTAATCTATCCGGCCTTTCCGGAGTTCTTGGATTGGTTGGGGTAGCATAAAACAATGCGCCTTGCTGATTTTCAGGGTTTTTCCAAGAATCAATCATCATTTGATCGCCAGCCACATGATCTTTATTGACAAGAAACTGCTCTTTTCTGCAATTCTTTAAGCCTGCTAATTGCTCTACAGCAGCGGTGTTATGCAATCGTTGAGCAGCTTTAGCGTGATGAAAAAATGATTGAGTTTTTTGGCGTCCATCTAAAACATAAGATTTTCCATCAATATAGACACCGTTTAAGTACTGACACGGGAATTCTGTTACTTCTAAAATTCTGCCGTAAATCATTTTGTACATCATGATTTTATATTTTCTTATTTTTTTATTTTTTTCAATAGAAGTGGGTTTCAACTTCATCAATTTATTTATTAAATCAGGTGGAAGCTGTTGGTCGGACTCGCGATATTGTTTTGCAGCTTGCAAAATCTTTTCATTTTCTTCTAATCTATTTTTTAATTCTTCCTCATCAATTTCTTCTTCTCCATTTTCTGACTTGATGAGATAAGCTGTAGAGTCATACCATTTTTTTTCAGTGTAATAGCATATTGCTATACCATTTTTATCTAACCATCTGAATGCAGTTTTAAACGGCACAGAATTGGAATTAGGAACTTCTACATCGGGATATTCCTGCGTAAACATTTCACGTGGAACAAAATCGTAATAACCACAGAATTCCCCATCTTCTTTATTAGGCGCAGTCGCAGAAGGGTCAAAAAATGCACATTCAGGAACCACCATCCCGCGGGTATAAATATTTTGGATAAACGCTGAGTTTTCTTCAAAATCATTGAAACAAAACAATGCCGAGTAACTTCTTACTAAGGCCTGCTCAAAAGCATCTTGAATAAGAATGTCTTCTCTAGATTTATAGCTAATCGTTCGTAAGATATTGCCTACTAAATCTAGCTCATCTTGGGTGACATAAGCATTCTCTGGATAGACTTCAGCAGTGGGGGTGGATTCCCGATATTCTCCAATAATCTTTTCGATTTGAGGTGCAATCTTATTGATTTGAATAATAGGCTTTCTTAATCGCTTTAAATCGCCTATCTCTTGAGAACTCCACTGGGTTTCATACAAGAATCGTGCTTCTTGCTTGCCGTACTCAATGTTATTACCCCAATACGCATACCACGCAACAATGCGTTTTTGAGCGCGGTCTAATATGTCTGCATCTTCTGCTTCGACTGGGCGAGTTGCCATTAATATACCTGGATTGGATTAAAAAACTCACTAATATCAAAACTAGATTTTTTTTCTTCTATGTTTGGAACTAATCCCATGGCTGCATATTGAAATGCATCCTGAATATGGCTCCATTCATTCTTATCGGGCTTGTCAGTATATTTTTCTTTTTCAATCACATTAATTTTTCTAAAGTTATAACCACCCAAAAAGCCTTCTCTTAAAACAGGACACCCTATTCGAGAAAGCAACATAGCAGGCTTTCCATCAATGAGGCGCCTTAGGAAATACTTAACCGACTCAATGCGTCGAATAGGATCGTTAGATAAGGCTGGCATAGTTGAGATACCTAATTTTTCCAACTCCATTAAACACGTTTGAGTACTGTCAATCGGCGAGCCAGCCCCACCAGCAGGGTCACCTACCGAATAGACTACTTTATAACCATAATAGTAACTGTTTAAATAAGGTAATACAACCTCCTCAACTAGTTGTTTAATCCCCATTCTTTGCGTAACAAACTCATGCAAAATACGGATTTGCCCCGTTGCAGTTTGCTGAAATAAAACAGCAGCAGGGGTAAGACCAAAATCCCATCCCATCATTAAATCTAGGCCTGGAATAGCGTCTATTTGCTCTACAGAATGCAAGTCATCGTTATATTCATGATAGACAGGCTTACCGTCTTTAACCGTACCGTATTGCCCAAGACAATAAACTTTGATGAACTCTTCATTGACGTTCCCACCCGCAGCCATATTGGAGTAATAGTTAGACTTAACAAACGGATTACCATTTTTATCTTTTTGAGCGGTGTCATGATGAGGGTTATCTATCCATTTATCGTTTTCGTCTTTGATCAAACCAGGAGGCTGAGAAAACATTTCCCACCCACCTCTATCTTCGGCTGATGTCTTTTCAAATACGTCATAAATCCAATGACGAGTGCTTGGGGGATTGCTGTCGGCAATCATAAAGGACTTATACTCTCCAGAAATTGGAGGGGGGAATCTATCTAGCCTGCCTCGAAGTCTAGGCAATAGCCCTTTAGGAGAATGCCTTAGTTCATTTACATATGCCCATGTGGCTTCTAATGAATCTAGATGCCGTAAATCTGCCTCGCGCTCAAATGCCATAAACTGTACTTCTAGCTCAACTCGACCATAATCGTTTGTCACTTCATTAAAATAATTAAATCGATGCGTAAATATCATGATTGGCTTTTTGCGAGACGAGACTTGACCTAGATGACCGTACCAATCAAGCCATGTTCGCAAGGTTGTACTCTCAAGCTCTGGGACGGTATTTCGAATAAAGATAGCTCTGCCTGTTTTTATGCCATTGTTCCACGCAGGTAAATGCTGCGTAGCCAAGATGATTTCAGCCATACAACCCGAGCTTTTCCCACTACCAAATGGTCCTTGAATGTAGCGAAAATCAGATTGTGAGGCGTGAAATCGCTTAAAGGTAGGCGTAGGGGAGTAATCTTTTGTCTTACCATTTGGCAAGCTAACAGAAAACGCAAAGTCTTCTTTAAATATGATATTTATTTGACCCACTTGATTACGCGCTCGCTCAAGCTTTGAAAGCTTTCCTCTTAAAGGATTCATAGGCGTCCTTGTTATTTAGCGTTTTGAGCGTCTTCCAACTCTTTTACACGTACGGCAATATCATGGGATTCGATTATCTTTGCTTCAAGCTCTAATGCCTTCAGGTATTCACAGGCTACTTCAGGGGAATATTCATGATTCATCATGCCTGAGGTAATCAATTGCGCTTTTTCCGCCAAAGTCTTTGCATCGCCCTTATAGAATTTCATCTTAGTCAAAGTTTGAATGCGCCATTGTGTATATTCGAACTTTAACTTGCTGCGCATCACATATTCTTTATTCAGATATTTGGCGCCGGTTCTTTGGTTGGCTAGCATGTCAAATTGATCGTTATAAATTACTTCTTTGGTATCTTCTAACAAACTCTCAATGTGCATTTCACGTGCAATATTCATTTTACGTTGCCACAGCGGATTTGCGTCTAGTAAATGGCGCCATCTCCAGCGAGTGATGTGGTAGGCAGGCAAAATCTCATTTAGCTGCTCACCATTTGCATAGCGTTCCAAAATCTTGCCCATATGCAAGCCAATTACCTTAATGTCTAATTCCTCAATCTCTTTCGTAGCCAAGGAACAAGGAACTTCTGGCAAGACTGTCCCACACTCGGGAATCGGTATTTCACGGGGAAGCGGCGAACGAATCACTTTCTTTTCGCTAGTTTTATTGCTCATGCTATTTATTACCTATGCTATGACTTAACAAATAGTATAATAATATAAAAAAGATAATAAATAAATATACACGTGCGATAGGAGCTTTCAAATGAATGAAATAAGTGAAAATAAAACTTGACAATTTGTTAAGTTATGCTATTCTTCTTATTGTAAGATTCGTTTTATTCAAGGAGAGAACTAATGGAAAAAATATCTATCAAGAAAGGAATGACGCCTTTATCACCCGCAGAATACGAAGCATTTAAAAAAACCGCATCATATTGGGATTTAAAAAAATACCGAACGCTAGTGCTTGGAGTTAAAGCGTCTCCATCAGGTTGGTGCCGTGGAAGCAACCCTTATGTAAAAACTTATGGATTAGGATAAACACAGGAGATAGAACATGAAAACCTGCGAAATATTAACTCAATTTAAAATATCAATAATCGAATCAATTTCATCCTATCGAGAAAACCGTAACTTAAAGAAAGCCAAAAAGAATTTATGGTTAGCTAGGCTTAAGGTAATTGAAACTGACCTAAGCATTAGCAAAGAAAAGTTTGAAGAGTTTTTTGAATGGGTAGATGTAAAATTACATGGGTATAAGGTTGTAGATAAAAGAGTGGGAGAGAAACAATGACAGACTTATCCATCACTCAGCAAACTGTAAACATAGAGCAATCTTTTTATTGTATTTTAAAACAATTAGATTATTTATTGAATTGTTTTGATTTTAAAGATGAATCTTCAAAATCAGCCTCATATAATTTTATTGAAAAGTTCCGCTACTTGTTAGCTGATGTATATATGAAAACAAGAAGTATTGAAGGATTATTGTCCACTCAATCTGTAAGGGATGTGCCTCAAAATTATATTCCTATACCTGGGGACAGCATTAAATTAGTTAAAAACGAAGATTTCATAAAGAATACTCGGAATCAAGATATTGAAGAAATATTTAAAATTGGATGTGAAAATTTTGCTAAATTATTCGCAGAATATATAAATACTTTTAAAGGTCAACAAGTAATGATTTCTTACGCTTTCCATTATGAAAAAGCGTTAGAAACTCATATTGGGGATAGCCTTAAGGATTTGGTATGGTCTCAAAATGATGACGAATAAGGAGTAATTATCATGTCGCTAGACTTATTTTACAAAAGCTTAAAAGGACATCATGATAAACAATCACGTTACAACTCTTATGTTCACGAGTTCAATGAAGTCATTAATATTTACAATGAGCTGACTGAAAGTGCATTCCCTGAGCTTAAGAATGAAACGATGACTGCAAGCCTTCACGCAGTTGAATTAAATATTAGAGAGCTTATAAATCGTGAAGGATTAAATAATGAGGTTGAAAATGTGATAGCGATTAAGGGGGCGTATTATGGGAGATGAGCTCAGAGATAAAAAATTTGATCAACTAGAAGATGAATTGTTTTCTATAATTTATAATATCGGAGCTTTTGTAAAAGATTACAGATATGGGATTTTTAAGAAAAAGTCTTTTAATAACCTTAAAGAATTAGGTATAAAATTAAAATAAATTGATGAGTCATTTGAAATCACCAAGTCTTTAACATGGAGATAAAAGAAAATGGAAGATAAACCGATAGATTTGGATGAAGAAATCAGAGTATTACAAAATCATATCGGTAGCGAAAAACTGCGTCTTAAACTAATCCAATCTCAACTTGAGACCATGAAAGCCGAAGAAAAATTAGAAGCAGAATATCTTGAAGAACAACAAGAAAAACTAAAATCATTACGCGAATTAAAAAAGGAGATAGAAAATGGAAATTGTTAGTGAAGAACCATTTGAATCTATTTTAAAGCGTGTAAACAAAGGTGAAAACAATGATAGATAAAATATTACCGTGTCCTGAGTGTGGCGACTATCCGGATTTTAATGTTAC